TATCAAAATACATAGGAATACAAACCAAGAAGCCAGAGAGGTAGGAGAGGTGGAACCATCTTTAGGCGATATTTATAGATCGGGGAATGAGTTATTTAATGTAGGTAGAAATATTTTACAAAAGGTTGAGGAAGAAAAACATTTAGAACAAATTGCATGATTTTATTTTATTATAGTAAAGTATAGAATGAGCGATAACTACGAGTTTTCAAAATCTACTTTACCCCAAGGTATCTCAATGGAAAGCCCGTATGCTTCCAAACAGTGGCAATATATTAACGATATTAACGGCGGTATTTATTCTAACGCTGGGCTTACTTTAGTGCAATTTGATCTTTCTTCCATTTACAACTCACAGAACCTTATTGATCCTTCGCAAATGTTCTGTGTTATGCCAATTACCTACGTCAGTGCCTATTCTAGTTCTACTTCTACTCCTACTCTTTTAGCCCCAGTCGCTGGAGGTTGGGCTAGTTGTGGTTTGAAAAATGGTTATTACCAGATGCTTCATGGTGCGGATCTTGTTGTCAATGGCAAAACAATTGACCAATACCAACCCAATATCAATTCATACATTAATTTTAAATTATTAAGTTTGATGTCGCAGGATGATTTAAAAACTTTAGGTGCTACACTCGGTATGGGCGAAACCTTGGATAATCCTCAATCTTTAGCGTTTTATCAGGGAACCAATATTAAAGCTAACAACACGATTACTACGATTAGTGCTTTCCCTACTGCTCCTGTGGCTCCTTCTTCTACTACTACATCATGGGTGGGTGGAAATGGTGTATCTAATAACTTGCCATTTTCCTCTACTCCTGATTTTGGCGATCAACCAGGTATTGGTGTCAATCAATTTACCAATGCTTACAACAATGGCTTCTATTCTCGTTTGAAGAAAGTGGTTGATACTACTACTACGGCTACCAATATTTTTGGAACTGCCACTGGAACTGGAAGTAGTGCTACCAACATCATGAATGCAACTCAATTGAGTAGTGAGTTTAAGGCAACTTACCAAGTTCTTAATACCAACTATGCAGTGTGGTATGATTTTTGTGTGATAAGAATGTGTGACGTATTTGATAGCATGAAGAGTTTATGCTTGATGAAGAAGTTTGATGGTATCTTGCGTATGTATTTTAATACGGGTTCTGTTGGATCTACTGCTTTTAACGGAATTAGCAATCTTACTGGAACCAATGCTCTTATTACTTCTTCATCTCTATCTACATTCACAAACACGTGTCCTTTGCTTCAAAGTGCAAACATTTCTGGCACTGCATCTGCCAGTTTGTATCCTACTACTACTCAGGCGATCGCATCAGGTTTGTTTATTGGTAAGGCAACTTCTACCTCTCTTTTCGGTGGTATTAACTTGGCGAATAGTGGTGCTTCCAATCCTATGGGATCGTGTCGCATGTATTATCCTCAGGTTCAGTTGAAACCTGAAAAGTTGATTCCATACATCAGTGAAAATCGTGCCAAAAAGATTGTTTATACTTCAGTTCTTACTAACCAGTTTTCCAGTATTACTTCTGGTGCATCTTTCTCGGCGCTTGTTCAATCGGGAGTTCAAAATGTTCGTGGTGTTCTTATTTTGCCATTCATTAGTGCTTCTATCAATGGAACCGCAGGTTCGGCTATCTATAGTGCTGGATCGGTAACTACCTTTGCACAAGCATTATCTCCATATGACCCAGCCCCCGCTTCGTCTGCTCCAATTTCCTTGTTGAACTTGCAGGTAGCGATTGGTGGCCAGAATGTTCTACAAAATACTCTCAACTTCACGTATGAGAACTTTTTGGAACAGGTTACGCTCTACGAAAAGATTAACGCTGGAGATCTTGGTTTGAGTTGTGGTTTGATTAACCAGAACTACTGGGAAAACTCGTATCGTGCATACTACGTGGATTGCACACGTGGTAACATCAGTGATCTTCTTTCTCCCCGAAATGTCAATGTGTCTTTCACAAATAACTCTAACGTTACCATTGACGTGCTTGTCTTTACTGAATATTTCAGTGATTTCGTGGTTGATGTGGAAACTGGTATTGTAACCAAATAAATCAATAAATAATATCTATTTTTATAAATAATAAATATTATTACAAGTGTAAATGCGCTTTAACTCCCTTCTTGGTAAGAATGTCGTTCAGTATGCTGTCATTTACAATCGTGTTACTAGAAAACCGACTTTCAAATCGTTTTAGATTGGCTTCAGGAGATATTCTCGGTTCATCTAATAAAATACACGCAATACAATACCAACCACAACAGGTAGATTTCTCATTCTGTATTTGTTTTGATGTATAAACAATAGATCTAGAGTTTTCCAATACATCTATCGGTGGAATGATTCCAAATGCGTCCATATAGGAACATTTTACTGGATCGTATTTCCATGCTATCCAATGGGTTCCATCGCCATCATTTTCATTTTCCATATTGAGAACATACCAACCCGATTTCTTCAAATGAGGAATCTTATCCTTACTATAAACGCCATGAAAATTATAACAACCCGCAGTTTTTAATATGCTTATTATTTTATTTCCAGTCATTCCATTGCTACATGTGCTACATTTTTCTGCGCCTCCATGTAAAACAACATCGGCTCTACCCGCTATATCGGTTATTGTATTCGCAATCTTACGTAACGTAGGGTGATTTCTAAAGATTTCTTCTGTTTTTTGTTTTACAAAATCTATTCCTTCGTGTATTCCATTTGCCAACAATACATTTTCAATAAATACACTACAATTGTTATCGTATGCACTATATTTGATGAACTTATCCTTACCCATTCGGTTCTCGGTATTTTGCAAGTATTCATTGATTGTGTAATGTGGAACATTCGTTATCGTAATATATTCACAATTTTTTGGTGGAATAGGATTTATTTGCATATTGATTACTTCATTTTTTTCCAACAATACATTGATACGTTCTGTTTGAAAAATCATAAACAAATGAAATAATTTATCAGGTGGAGAAGACGAAATTACCTTTGCTATCCCAGTTAATACTGCTGGTAAAGGGCTTCTACCGATACGTATTCGCAATACACGTTCATTACCGATCCTTTTCAATAATTCTTCTACCTTTGGAGGTAACGTTTGTCTTCCATATATAACTTTTTTTGTAAAGTTATATGCATCATCTATCAAGCCATCTCCTTCCATTTTATTTATATACATATACAAATAAAATCTTAATGGCCATATAGATTATAGTTAGCCCATTTTTCTTTTTCAGTTTTTGGGTTATATGGGTTTAATGATAATCTAAAACTCTCACTCATTGGAGTAATATATGGGCTTGGGTTTGCAATATATGGTTTATATGGGCTTGTAGGATCTTGCATAAATGCAAAACCCCCAGTTTTTTTTCTACCCGTTTTCCTAAAACTTCTAGCGTGTGCCATTCTAGCGTGAGCCATTCCTCTACCATCAATTGTTCTTTTATATGGAACATTATGTTCATCAATATAAGTTTCACTATCATCTGCTGGATAATAATATGTGTTTTTTTTAGTTCTATCTTTTAATACTGGCATGAGTTTATTAAGTTCATCTAATTCATCATTTAGATTTTCTAATTGCTGTAATAAGAATCTTTTTAGGTTTTCTCCACGTTGAGATCTATCATGTTGTAATTCTTCATATTGTCTATATAAACTAGGAACTTCTCTTAAGATCTCTTTGTATCTTGCTATGTCTTCGGGTATTCCACAACCTCTTTTCATTTTATATATAATATTACCATATAAATAAAATTAATCGCTATCGCTATATTCCATTTTTGATCCACGTTTTTTCTTCTCTTGGTTCTTATCAATTTTTATAACATCGGTAAAGTTATGTCTATATTTGGCAGGTGACAAGGGAGTTAAATCTATCGTAAAAAAGTTCTTTGGGGCTTGAGTAGATATGTAATACGCTTTTTTAATCTCTTCTTTATCATCTCCATTAGAATGATTCTTAAGTATTTGATTAATCGTATTTACATCATTCAACCTAAATAACATAAAATACTGAGTATTTCTTCTCATTTGAATTGGAAGATCGGTATAGTTTTGTGCAATCGCAATACACGTAAATCCATACTTTCTTGCGCTGTTAAACCACTTTTGCATTTTGAGTTTTTGTTTTGGCGGTAAATTGATACAATCATCAAAGACAATAAGTTTTTCTGTTTTCTTCTCTTCTTCATTCATGTCAGTAAGTTCAGGTAGATCGTCAGCATTATCAATCATCTCTACTCCTTCAATATGTTTTTCCAACATGTTATACAATGGCTCATCTGTCGTGGATCCAGAAAATATAATGATACGATGGAATGCTTCATTTTTTCTTGCTAAAAATTCTACTAAAGCAGTTGATTTACCTACTCCGGTTTGGCCTATAATGGAAATCATGGAACAAGGTTTTATCAAATGATTTCTAAAGTTCTTATCATTCTTAATCTTATTTCCTTCTCCCTTTTTGTTTGCGACTTTATACCAATCTTGTATTTGATCCTTAAAGTTCATAATAATTATATAATATCTCTATATAATAAAATAAGATGAGTTCAACCTATTCCCCCCCTTATCCATATTTTAATGGTATAAACTATAATAGTCAGTTCTTCACTGCATCATCACAAGGTTTGACACAATCACAAGGAGATATACGCTATTTAGGTAGAACAGGTAATCCAACGAGTATTGCTACCAATACAACTTTTACAAACAAAGTCACGACAACCGATTTATCGGTAACCAACGTAATACAGGGAACGGCATTAAATGCAACCAATGCACAAAAAGCGTATTCAAATATCACAAATACAAATGGGGATTATTACCTTACCTTCACAAATGATAATACGAGTAATTATAGCATACTTCAAAAATCCACATCGGGTGTAAATGCATTATCCTATAATCCAAGCACAAATATATTGACTGCTCCAAACATTAATGCAACTACATCATTACAACTTGGAGGTGCTAATTTGAACTTAACATACGCATCATTATATGGTGGTAATTCATTTACAGATACACAAAACTTTTATAATCCTACTACCATAGATATTATTAGAACATACGATAATACTGCAGGTAGAACATCTGGATTTGTGTTTTTAAACAATACTGGATCTATCGGTTATTATAATGGATCTATAATTAATTGGTCAATTGCCTACGATGGAACAGCAACTATACCACGGCCTATTTTCACAAGCAATATTGGTATTACGGCAACCGCCACATATAATATTACAGCAAATCAATCTGGTCAAACATTTTATATATATGGAAATACGGCAACTGCATTCACATTACCATCTCCAACCAATAATTTGTGTTTTTATCATTTGCTTAATGGTAATAGTTCTAATGCGATCACAATTACATGTGCAACGAATGGCGGTTTTTTCTTACCTTATTCTGTTAGCACACAAACCATATCCATTCCAGTAAATACGACAATAGCAATAAGATGCGATGGGTTCAACTGGTTATTAATTGAGAGTTCTTATCGTCAAGCACAATTGGCTACAACAAATACATTTACACAAAAACAAACACTAAGTGGTGGTCAATACACGGCTTCTATTTCTATTTTTGGCCAATTGATTAATTATCCTGCTCCGCCAATATCAACAACATCATCTTTATCCTTACTTGGAACAGATTACTACGACATATACCCAATAAATGCTACTGGCACTATTACAATAACATTACCCGCTCCAGTATATGCTATATCTGGTATGACATTTCAATTTAGACGTATCAATTCATCTGCCGTAGCCATTAATTCATCTCCTAGTTTTTATCCAATCAATGGAACTGCATTAACAACCGCATTATTAACTGCTTCAACTACGACACAAGCAGGAATGAGTATTAAGTTGATGTGTGTTTTAACTTCGGGAACGACATATAATTACTATCAAATCACATAATTTTTTTTATAGATCTATTGTATAATATGTCTAATACGATCAT